CTAATGAAGGAGGCAGCCTAATGCCTATGGTGACCGCTGTTGTTGAACAAGTGAGTTCCAAGCCCCGCACCACTCGGTTTGGTGTGAAGGATACGTACAGTTTCAAGGCTGGTGGTGAGTGGTTTTCCACCGGTTTCAAGAAGCACAACCTGAATGTCGGCGATAGTGCCACGTTCTCCTATACGGATGGCTCGTATGGGAAGGATGTTGACCCTGCGTCCATCACTAAGGGAACCCCCACTACCTCTCCCTCTGGAGCTAAGACTGCTGCAGCAGTCGTCCCCTCCTATGGCGGTAAAGGGGTGTTCCCTATTCCTCCGCTTGATGGCCAACGTGCCATTGTGCGCCAGAACGCGCTGACCAATGCGCGTGAGCTGGTATGTACACACATCCCGTCCACTCTGTACGACGCCTCGACTGAGACCTGCAAGTATGAGGAAGTGGCAGATCTCATCGTCAAGGTGGCTCGCAAGTTCGAGGCGTATAGCTGTGGGGATCTGGACATGGAGGAAGTAGAAAACGAGCTGACTGAAGCGGATCGAAAGGCTGCGTAACGTATGACTCGAACCGTGTATGAGCGGTTCGGCGTGGAGTGTGGGCCAGGCTGGATGTCTCTTATCCAGCCCCTCCTCGACGAATGCGCAAGAGATGGCGTCACTGTGGCGCAGATCAAAGAGAAGTTCGGTGGCCTGCGCTTCTATGTACATGGTGGAAGTCAAGACTTGTGGCATCGCATTGACGCAGCCGAGCAAGCGTCCTACCACATCTGTGAAAAGTGTGGTGCTCCTGGTGTTCTTAGGAGCGGCGGCTGGTTGAAAACCCTGTGTGATACGCATCACAACGAGCGTGAAGAAATGCTCAAGAAGGATGCGGAAGAGCGTGCTCGCGCTCACGAAGAGTGGATGATGAAACATGGCAAGCATTGACACGTTGACGAAGGATCTACAAGCACAATTCAGTAGAGCTATCGATGGATCAGGAACCCTCATCCCCGAGGAACTGCTCGTTGGATTTGGAACCAACGTGGCTATGCACGTGGCTGACACGCTCCGCGCTCGCACTAGGTCTCGTAAGCCCAACACCATCTACATGTCTGAGGTTGGGACTCCCTGCTACCGCAAGCTGTGGTACTCAGTCTACCACCCCGAGTACGGGGAGAAGCTGCAAGACCACACCCAGTTCAAGTTCCTGTATGGAGACTTGATCGAAGAGATCGCTCTCCTGCTGGCTGAGACTGCGGGCCACAAGGTGGAACGTAGGCAAGAGCGGAAGGAGTATGAGAGTCATGGGTGGCGCTTTACGGGACGCCTGGATGCAGTCATCGATGGTGTCCTGGTGGACGTGAAGAGTGCTAGTCCGTATAGCTTCAAGAAGTTTGAGCGAGGCTTGACGGACGAGAACGACAGCTTCGGCTATCGCTCACAGCTCTCGATGTACAACGGGTGGGATGTTCCTGAGTTCGAGCGCCAGGGTTTCCTGGTGATTGACAAGCAGAGCGGACACGTGAAGTTCTTCGAGTATCCGTGGGAATCCCAAGCGTTTCGCATGGGCAAGTGCATCGGTAGTGTGAGTACGCGTATGCCTCCGCCACGTAGCTTTGCAGCTATACCTGAAGGTAAGAGTGGGAACATGAAGCTGTGCGTCGAGTGCTCCTACTGTCAGTACAAGCAGAAGTGTTGGGAGGACGCGAATGGTGGTGCAGGCTTGAAGGGATATGCCTACTCCACTGGTCCTGTGTTCCTCACTGAGGTCAAACGAGAACCGGCAGTTGCCTCACTACCACTCGCTGCGTGAGCAGGGTGCTGGTAGTGGGCGACGCGCACGTCGATGAGGATCAACCTCTCGACAGATTCAAAGCGCTTGGCAACAAGATTCAAGCGGAGAAGCCCGACTACGTAGTGATCATCGGTGACTTCCTCTCATTGAACTGCCTCTCCGAATGGGACCGCAACAAGCGGGCCAAGATGGAGAACAAGAGGTACATCCTTGAAGTAGAAGCAGGACGACGAGCGTTGGACTTGATGGGTGTTCCTAAGAACCTCATCTACATCGAGGGCAACCATGAGAATCGACTGGACCGTTATCTCGACCATGACCCAACGTTTGAAGGGTTGGTGCATCTCCCTTCAGACCTGGATGTCAAAGGCCGGGGCATCACTTGGATACCGTATAAAGCGTGCTTTGAACTCCACGGTGTACATTTCACCCACATCCCCATTAGCAGCAACGGAAAAGCTATCGGCAATCCGAACGTTGCTCAGAAAGCACTTCGTCTTTTCTCTAGTTCTGTTGTCTTTGGTCATACCCACACTCTGGATCACGCCGCTGAACACAGGCACGGTGCTGCTCACCTTAATCAGTCTCTGTCAGTGGGCTGTTTCTTTGAGCATGTGGACGAATACGCTCAGGGTTCTATGACCAACTACTGGCGTGGGGTGGTGGACCTGGACATCTACGATGAGAACAGGTTCGACATCAGCACGACCAGCATGCGACAGTTGTACAACAAATACGGAAGTACACCCAAACCACGACGCGGGGTACTTCGTAATGCGAATGCCTGAAATCCGGGACATCGTCTCCCGCCAAGTTGAAGATGTACACGACTTGATTGATCTGCTTGAAATCGATCTGGAAGACATCCTGGATCGGTTCCCTGATCACATCCTCGATCACAAGTCGAAGTTCGGTATCACTGACGTTCCGTTTGACGACTAGGAACGGCGGGCGCTGGACTGAAGCTCGATACAAATCCTTCATAGTCAGCGCATTGAGAGCGGCGTTTCGACGCTGGCCTCCCAAGTTTGATGTTCTTAGGAACGCAGCGACGGAGCGCCGCATCAATCCCAAGACTGGGAAGCTGGCCATGCACTACACGTGCCAGGCTTGCAAGAAGGAATTCCCTGCCAAGGAAGTCCAAGTAGATCACGTGAAGGCTGTAGTCGATCCCAAGGTTGGGTTCGTCAATTGGGACACGTTCATCGAACGATTGTACGTGGAAGCCAAGAAGCTACAAGTCTTGTGTAAACCGTGCCACAAGAAAAAGACCAACAAAGAGAAGGCGCAACGTGCAACCAAATAGATTCAAGACTCCATTCGCTGAACACATCTTCTTTCAGAAGTACGCATTTAGTAGTGCAGACAGTTGGGACAACCTAGCTTACCGGGTTGTAGATGACGTGTGTGGTACTCGTGGTGGTACGGTACATGCGCTGATGTCGGAGTCAGATCGAAAGCAACTGACGCAGTACATCGCTGAGATGAAGTTCATTCCTGGTGGGCGTTACCTGTACTACGCAGGGCGTCCCATGAAAGCATACAACAACTGCTACCTGTTGAAGGGACAGGAAGACACCCGCGAGGAATGGGCTCGATTGGTACACGATGCCATGAGCTGTCTCTGTATGGGTGGAGGTATTGGAATTGATTACTCTGTTTTCCGTCCTAGTGGTCGTCTTCTGTCTCGGACTGGTGGTAAAGCTAGTGGGCCGCTCCCGCTCATGTACGCCATCAACGAGATCGGACGCAACGTCATGCAGGGTGGGAGTCGGAGGTCAGCGATCTATGCGTCGCTCAACTGGCAGCACGAGGACACGCCAGCGTTCCTCACTGCTAAGGACTGGCACTCGAAGGAGATAGCAGGCACAGGGCAGACAGTGTGGGATGCAAAGAACGCAGACTTCAACTACCCCGCTCCGCTGGACATGACCAACATCTCCGTCAACTACGACGACGCATCATTGGTGGGTGGCCTGCAGCACAACCCAGTGTTTCTTAAGAACGTCGAGCAGGCGTTGAAGACAGGGGAACCAGGGTTCAGCTTCAACTTCGGAGAGAAGCAGAATGAGACACTTAGGAATGCGTGCACAGAAGTTACTAGCAGCGATGATAGCGACGTGTGCAATCTTGGGTCTGTCAACCTTGGGGCTGTGGGTTCCATTGCTGAACTGGTTGATGTCGTCCGTCTTGCTAGCATGTTTCTGGTGTGCGGCACTGTACGCGCTGAGCTTCCTAATGAGAGAGTCAAAGCTGTACGGGAAAAGAACAGACGCATCGGACTAGGACTGATGGGCATCCACGAGTGGTTGCTTAAGAGGGGACTACGGTATGAAGTCGGAACTGAACTCCACAGTTGGCTTGCTGTATATCGGGACGAAAGTAAACGCGCTGCTGACGAGCATTGTGATCGGCTATTCCTTAATCATCCTGTGGCATACCGGGCTATTGCTCCCACTGGCAGCATTGGGATACTCGCTGCTACTACTACTGGTATCGAGCCTCTGTTTGCTGTGGCTTACAAGCGACGTTATCTCAAGGACGGAACGCGATGGCACTACGAGTATGTAGTGGATGCCACTGCTGACCACCTGATTAGGGAGTACGACATCAATCCTAGGGACATCGAGACGGCGAGGCAGCTAGCGGATGATCCAGAACGACGCATCAGATTCCAGGCGGACGTACAAGATTACGTTGACATGTCCATATCCAGCACAATCAACCTTCCTGCTTGGGGAAGTGCAAGCAATAACGAATCCCGTGTTGCTGCGTTTGCTGACACACTCGCTGGTTACGCTCCTAGACTCCGGGGATTTACCTGTTACCCAGATGGAAGTCGAGGAGGTCAACCTCTCGTCGAAGTAGAGTACGAAGAAGCAGTGAAACACAAAGGTGTTGTTTTTGCCGAGAACGACATTTGTGAGATTAGTGGAAAGGGCGGGGTGTGCGGTAGCTGATGCCTGCTCATAAGATACCGATAGAGGAGCGCATCCGTCGTCACTCAAAAGTACAAGAAGACGGATGTGTTAGATGGACAGGTTCCTGTCTTAAAGGTGGTCGTGGAAAGATGAAAGTCAACAAGCGATGGGTTCCAGCACCCCGCGTTGTGTGGGAGTTGCACAACGGTCCTATACCGGAAGGGATGTGGGTACTACACACTTGTGATTACGCAGCGTGTGTCAATCCAACGCACCTTGAGTTGGGCACACATGCTATCAACCAGCAGCACAGATATAGACGATCAAAGAGGTTCAATCGAGACTTAGTAACTGGGAGATTTACCTGTGGCAGCTAACGTGACGTGTATACCGAAGTTCAGGATTGAGTCTGAAGATGATTTTTTGGAAGTGTACAAAGATGAAAGCATGATCTGCATCTACTCTAATGCGGGTGGTGTCACAGTGGAGCTGACAGTCGAGGAAGCAGAGGCTGTGTGTTCGTGCATCATGGCACTGGTCAGTGACGAGTAAAGACACCTGGACTACGGGGATGAAGTTTGATGGAGGTAAACCCCGTATGGACCTGGTTCCGTATGAGTCCGTAGCACAGATTGCCGAGGTCTTAGGGTTTGGTGCGCAGAAGTACGACGCGCACAACTGGCGTAAAGGGATAGCAATGTCTCGGCTCATTGCTGCTGCAGAGAGGCACATTGGTCAATTCAAAGATGGTGAGGACAGGGATCCCGAGAGTGGGCTGTCTCACCTAGCGCACGCAGGATGCTGTGTTCTGTTTGCGCTGTGGATGTACACCAATCGTCCCGATCTCGATGATCGGTGGAAACCAGAGGTGGCTAATGTACTGCGTGTTCAAGAACAAGCGAGCGACGTTGAAGGGTCATATGTTCGAGACGTACGAGCAGGCGCGGCAAGCGCTGCGGAAGCACATCCGAAAGTTGGTCCGTGCAGGGCGTATGCGCAAGACGATGTTTGATGGCGGACTGGTCCCTGGTGGTGTTGCTCGGTGGGACGACGTTAGCCGTAACCCGGTGAACTACACCAACGCAGGCTACAGTATCCAGAAGGTGTAAGGGACAGCGGGATTAGGTGGGCTAATCCCCAGGTTCTTAGGAACATGAAAGAACGAGTGAGCTTCTTCATCACCAAGTCGGACAACGAGAGGTACATTGTCCAGAAGAACGTTACAGATCCTGTCGATTGCCTCACCCGCGTTGACACCACAGTGGTACTTGACAACCTGTCGGACATTGGTATAGCGTTAGCTGAAGAGTATGAAGGAGATGCACATGCCTACCCGCAACAACTCAAACTCTCCATCTGACCCACCCTTTGAGACACTAGGTGATCTCGTTGGGGAATTTGAGGAGTACGCAACCACTCCTCCTAACACACTGATCATCACTAGCATTGACAAGCTAGACGACATCATCAAAGAAAAAGCCCCCGAGGAGGGGGCTTCTTCTAAGTCAGTCGGTTCTTAGGAACAACTGTTCTTCTCGCTTCCTGCGCCTCACCAGGCCAGGAAGCTCTTTCCCTCCGCCATACTTCCACCTCTTGAACTCTGCTGCTGCACCCACGTAGTCAGCGTTGTTCAGCTTACGCAACAGCGTTGAGGTACGGAATGCTTCCACCCCCACATTGTAGACAAAGCTGACCAGTGCATCGAACTGGTTCTGCGTCAACTTCACCTTCACATACTTGTTCACTGCCTGCTCACGAGGAGCAAGGTCATGCGCAAGCAAAAGAGCTGCTGCTGGTTCAGTAAGGTAGGTGAACTCTTCTCCCTCTTGGATTACGTGTCCGTATCCTATGGTTCGTTTGCCAGCGGGACAGATGTACTCTTCAGGTTCCCACTTCTCGAACTCTTTGATGAGGCTTACGCCTCGTTCCCCTGTGTTGATGATTGGACCTACTGATGTTCAAATGGATTGTTGTACTTCTCCTTGCGTTGTGGTTCTTGGTGTATGTAGTGCAGCGCCTGCCGTACTACGCTACTTAGGTTTGTAGTGCTCGCGGAAGCGACGGATGAGTCCCTTAGTGGCGTCAGGCAGCTCCATCATCCACATGTCTCCATGCTTCTGAAGGTGGTTGGCAAAGCCTGTCGGTCCCATGTTCCAGGCAGCGATAGCCTTGAGCACATCCCCGTAGGTTTCGAGTTGCTTGCCGAAGTAGTTGATGGCAGCTTGCCTACTCTTCACGGGATCAGTGCGATCTTCAGGCTTGAAGCCTGCATCCACCATCGCTTCAGGGTGCATCTGGTACACACCCACAGCCTTCCCTCCATCCCCCACTACGTTCTTTCCACCGCTCTCTGCCATGCCGAGGGCGTCTACCATCGGCTCGACAGCTCTGTTCCTAGGAGCATTCGACGTGGCTTCCAACTGCTGTGTGAAGGCGCTGGAGAGGGGCTTCCCTGGTGTGGTGGTCATGCTGAACACGTGGTCACGGAACGCCACTGTGCTTCCCAGGTCAGCTACATCAAGCATCTGACCCACGTTGTAATACACTTCCGCTCCCTTATTAATCTTCAGCGCTACCTCTACTGCCCTCTGTTGTGCAGCACGAGCGTTCTGTCCCACACCAGCGGGACTGGTAATCCCTCCCACCTTCCCACCCATAGTCCACGTACCAATCTGGTTGGCAGGCGGAGCCCATTGATCTGCACGTAGCACGTTCACTGGCACAACCTTCAGTTGCTTGCTGATCGGATCTTGCTCAACGCGCAAGCGCCAACCCGCAGCCACTGCCTTGTTGTCAGGATCGTTGTTGTACGCAGCTACAGCCGAATTGAGTTCGGTGATGTTGTTGCGTGTTGCCGTCTCAATGGACGCGAGGAGGGGTGCAAGAGCAGCGTTCTTATCCGTGTACGACAGTCCCTCTACGAACGTCTTGAACTGCGGAGTCTCTACTGCCTTAGTGGCAGCGTCGATGTCCTTGGGTACACTGAAGTTGAGCGTACGACCAAGCTCTCCCATTGCGTTACGCCACGCCACCTTCTTCTCAGGCGTAGCGTTCGCATCCTTACTCCATTCCTTGGCACACTCCAGTAGGTCAGTCGCACACACCTTAGCCATGTCGGGATTGAGCTTAGCCACTTCCCTCAAGTCGACAGGCTGACCTCCTACAATGGAGCCGAACAGACCAGCGTACATCTGCTGTGAAGGGGGATTAAGTAGGGCTTGCATCGGCCCACTGAGGCGAGGAAACCTCTTCTCAAACTCCTGTGGATCCATCATCGACATGTATGCCTGGAAGACAGGAGGCAGCACACCATACTTACCCAGGATGTGGGTGTGTGGAGCAGCCAACGCGAAGTTGTTCATCAATACGGTGACATCGTTCTCACTCTTCTTGGCAATGTTCAGGAACATGTTGCGTCCCTCTGCCGACTTCACCATTTCTTGGTAGGAGTCAAAGTCCTTCTTCATCGAGTCGATGAGCTTCTGCGCGTGATCAGCGGACAGGGACGGACGTGACGGATCAGGCTTCACCATCTCACGTACACGCTGACTGACAGCGTTGTACATCAGTCCGATCTTAGTCGAGAGCTGTAGTCCGAACTGCTGCGCCTCGATGAACTGCTTCGGATCTGCGTGCAGAGCACCAAGCTTCACCAAGTCAGCATTCATCGTAGCCAATTGTGCCGCCACATCGAGCGTCACCATCTGGCTGTACGCCTTGTCAGCTTCCCCTTGGGCAAGGTTGCCCATCTCTAACTTAGCCTTCAACTCCTCCTGTGCAGCCTTCACTCCCTTGATCTGAGCATAGCTCTTACGATACTCAGGACTCAGTTGATCAAGAGAGATACCAAAGTAGCTAGCTGTTTCTCTATCTAGTTGAAGCTGTACTTCACGTCGCTTCTCTAGCTCTTTCTCCCTAGCACTTTGTTTAGTGAAGAAACTGTGTACAGGAAGAACGTCAGCCTTCTCAATACCAGTTAAGTCAGCAGCCACCTTACGGAAGTCAGCAGCCCACCCAGGCATCATTGCACTGTACTTCTTCACAGTGGCAGAGATGCGAGTGATAGCCTCTTCTTTGCTGAGAACACCCTGATTGACAGCCTCCATGATGCGCTGTCCTTCATCAGACATCGCTGCCATCTCAGGACGATAGGTAGCACCCATCTCTCCCATGACGCTAGCGATAGTCACCTGGCTGTTGTTGAACTGGCGTGCCTCTTCCTGAGTGACCTTACCCTTAGCGCCAATCTCCTCAGTCCAGTCGATGGTATTCTGGATCTCCTTCCCTTCCTCCGACTCCAAGTACCCCTTGGCTGCAGCAATGCCCGTTGTTCCTAGGAACGACAACGCATCAGTGTTGGCCTTGGTGCCAATCGCTTCAGCTTGCCCTCGTGTGGCATTGGCCTGCCCTTCGGTACGGCCAGCTTGTTCATACAACTCACCGGCACTTCCCTTGACAGGATTGGAAATGTCCGGCAGTTGAACAGAGTAGTCAGTGCGCTTACTTGCCATTAGTGTTCCTAGGTGGTTGCGTGACAACCATTGGTTGATCGTAGGTCTGTCCCTTCCACATGTACTCTCCAAGCAGCTTTTGGAACTCGCTGTCGTAAGGGTACAGGCGATCACGAATGCGAGTACGAACTGCTTGAACATCGCCAGCATTCTCCGGCCACAGAGCCGTGAGTAGCTTGTGTTGTTCTTCTGCGTACTTATGATCACCTCGCAATCGTGCTGTCATGATGTCACGTTGTACTTTCATAATCAGACGAGCGATGTCGTCCAATGCTTCGTTGTGGTCCTTCTTGGCTTGGATGAGGTTGTGTACATCCATTGCCATCGTAGGCTGGAAGCCTAGTGCCTGCGCCAGTATCTCGTTGCTGTTCACCTTACCGACAGCCACCCCATTCTTGTCCAGCATCTTGCCTTGGTGGATGGTGTACAGGTAGGCTTTGGCTGCGTTGCGCAGCGTAGCCACTTGCTCAGTAGTGAGTTGTGCCAGTCCTTCCAGCACGTCCTGACCACTGCGGTTGGGATCCTTCCACATCAGCTTTGCCACATCCATAGCCACAGACCAACGCTTCGCAGTGCCCACAGTGGGACCAAGCAGCGCTTCGTAGATGTTCTTAGGATCTGTGAAGATGGCCTTGCCAAGCTGGTGGTAGTAGTCGAACGCACCGAGGCGTGAGCCTAGGGCCACGTTCATCTTCTCTCCGGTGAACCACTCACCCACCTGGTTCAGCAAACCAGACAGCAATCCCTGAGCGATGTAGGTCTTCTGTGTCTCAGACAAACTCTCCTTCGTGTCCTTCGACATGAGTTCATCCACGAGCCAGGCAATGCCGTTACCAGCAGCACCATAGAGCAGGATGTGCCCACCCATCAGGGTGAGCGCTTCAGTCTTGGTGAACCCTCGTCCCTCTCCCTTACCGAGCAGAGCACTCATCACGTTAGCAGCGAGCTTGATGTTGTACTGAGCAAACTGCATCGGGATGGACAGCGCCCCTTCTTGGAAGCGTGCGAGGTTGGCCCTGGTCATGTTCTGTGTCAGGTCATCCTGACGCACCAGTATCTGCGCCAGTGCTTCCTTACTGGTCCAGTCCATTCCCTTATTCGCTGCCATCCATTCCCGTCGAGCAACGTCGAAGGAAACAAGACGAGCAAACTCTTCGCCACGGTTGAAGAAGAACGCATGGCTACCTAGTACACGTTGTGGGTAACCGTTGAAGATGTTCAGCTTCCCATCCTCAAGGTTGTGGAGTGCAGTGGATCGGATGTTGTCGATGATGCCGGTCTGACGCACTGCCTTCACCAGCTTCTGGAACTCATCGGCATCACCAAAGAGCGTAGCATCGATCTTCCCCATGAACTTCCACACATCGGGGTTGTCGCTCATCAACGCCATACGCAACAATGGGAACGTTTTTGCAGCCGCTGCGCCATGCATCGGTGAGAGAATCAGGGCAGTAGCAGCACCGTTGGCCTGGACGATAAGCTGTGCAGGATTGAACATCCCCAGGTTCAGGTTGAAGTTGATGTTGCGGATAAAGCCCAACACCCCCATCTGTCGGATCTTCGCTCCCACACTCTCGATCTTCTCGTTCCCAGTAAAGAACTTCTCGGTCAACTGCCGGGTAACCTGTTCGTATAGCCGTTCCTCCTGCGTACGCAACCCAATCTGCCGCATGATGTAGCGGTGGGTACGCTGTGCAAACTGTGCTTCCTTGCCACCAGCAGTGAAGTGGGCATCCGCAGCGCTGAAGAAATCGGCTACGTCATCCCCTGTTCTGTTGGGGATGAGATCACCGAACGTGTTCATCCATCGACGAACCATCTGCTCTCGCCACTGTGTGATGTTTGCCACTCGACTGGTGTTTGTAATCTCACGCTCCAAGCTCTCGAACACTCCGAGCGTGTTCTCCTTCAGGGGATTCATCCCCATCACCTTCTCATTCCGTTCGCTGTAGAACGTCCGTCCATAGGCCAGCGCTTCGCGCACGCTGCCGTTCAAATACTCCTCTTGGTTCCGGGTGAAGTGGTGGGACAAGTCAGTCATCCCATCGAACTCACCCTCTGCATACCTGGCACGGAACTCGCTTACATCGAAGTAGCGACCAATGTGCCGCTGCAACAGATCATCCCCACCTCCGTTCTTAAGAACATCGATGGCTGCCTTCACACCCGTCACAAACTCGTCTGCTTCCCGAGCTGATGCAGCAGTGCGCAGCACTTCAGTGACGGGCTGCAGCTCTCCATCAACCATGCGGTTGACAGTGCGAGTGATGAAGTATTCGTCGCTGTAGATACGAGCGTACTCACCAGGACGGTAGGACAACGCCGTCTGGATCTCCCGCACCTTAGCCGTCTCGGCATCCACAATGAGGTGACGGCGTAGTTCACCCTCGATGTTCACCGGCTTGGCCAGACGAATAATCGACTTCCCTTGCGCGTACAACTCACGAATGCTGTCAGCGGTCACCTTCTTGTTGGCTAGGTTGAGGTAGTCGTACACCTGCTTTCCACCCAACTGTACAACAGCCATATCCTCCGACAACCGAGAACCCGCAGTGCGGATACCTGTGCCAGTGAGTTCCACTTCCTTCAGCCCTGAAGCCCGCATGTGTTGGACCAGTTCTTTGTTCTTCACAAAGTACATGGCCATGCGAAGCTGTCGCGTAGCAAGGTAGGCAGCAGCCTCGTCGTGGGACAAACCACGCGCCATCGCCTCCGTAGCGGTGAACTCACGTCCAACACCACCGAGGTTGGAGTAGCTGTCCCCATCCTTCAGAAGCGCTTCCACCCGCTGCACACCAGCCCTACTCAGCTTCTTGTAGAAGGGCATGATGAAGTCCGTGAACTCCTTACGCACCTTCGCTTCCCCGTGCACACCCACCACCCGAGCTTCCACTGCCTGCTCAGATGCACGATGCTTCGGGTCAATGGCGAAGAAGGGCATCGACTCGATGTCCTTGTCGCTGAACTTACCGATGGCGTAGTAGGAGTAGGGATCAGTACGCTCTACCTGCAACACCCATCCCGGTGCACTCGGCTCTTCACGCGGGCGAAGCAGCGCCCCAACGTCATTCTCACTCTGGACGGCACGCCCCGTACCACCCAACAGCGTACTAGTGTCGTGACGCATCGACTCAGAAATGGGTACACCAGCCGCCTCTTTGATGGCGTCATCAATGGGGTTCTTCGACAGCGGGAAGTACGTCATGCCCCCACGATCCAGGTACTCGTCCAGGAACTTCTTGGTGAGGTCAGACGGCTTGACAGCACGATCGCCAAACTGTGCTGCTACCTTGGCAAAGAATGCTTTCAGCTTCTGTACATGGTCGTAGAAGAACTGCGCCACAATGCCAACAGGGCGCGTCTCCGTCATCATGTACTTGGCAAAGTTCTCAGCCCACCACTCAGCAAAGCTGCCGTACCACTCAAGGCTTCCCCGAGACAACTGGCCCACAGTGGCGTTGTCGTACGTACCGCCCATAACGGAGTCCCACGTCGAGGTGGAATGGCTGCGGTATTCACCCACAAACTGACGCAGCGGTGTATCCTTGCGCACCGAGAGCATGTACGTTTTGAACTCGTTGAACAACGCTTTGCGAGTTTCCACGGGAGCATGTGCCAGCACAGCCCGGTCAAACGCGTGACCAAACTCATGTGCCATCACCGGAAGCCAGTTACTAAAGCGTCCTTTAAGCACGCTGTCATTGACCGTGATGATGTGCACTCGTTGGTGCGTGTTCTTCCCGGTGGGAATGTCTATGTAAGTGTGCGTGCCGTTAGCCCCCTTCGTCGCCACGTAGAGGCGAAGGAACTGTTCCTTCCAATACTGATCGTCCAAGCCCAGACGTTTGTGCAACAGCGCAATGTCTTCAGCTTCGATGAGCAGTACACGATCTTGTAAGGGGAAGTGCAGGAAGTCCATCCACCCTTCCATCACCTTCCCGTACTTGTCATGTACCGCATCGGAATGCTCCAGGGTCTTACCGTCCTGGAACAACTTCTCTCCCTTGTCGAACGCAGTGCGTGCGTTTCCATTAGCCTTGGGTACAGGGAGTCCTTGCGCGTCGGCGCGTGCCATGTTGAAGAACACCTGACCATCCACTTCAATAGGAGGCTCTTCCACACGAGGGAACGCCGCGGTTTCCTCTACGTCCCGCACAAACTTGAACTTGGCATCCTTCGCATTGAACACCACGTACTCAGGCGTGCGACTCAACCCAGGGTTGGCCGCCTGATAGTTCCCCTTCACTCCTTCCTTGTATAGGCGCTGGCTCGCTGCCTTCGCCGATCCGAACTTGTCCTTGACAGCGTTGTAGATGTCACTACCAGCCATGTTCCTAAGAACATCCTCGTCCATCTTCAGCAGCTTGCTTGCTGCTTTCTGCACGACAGCAGGTTGCTCAGCAAAGGGAGCGTCCCAGTGCACCATCGTGCTGGTTTCCGGGATGTCCCAGGAGGACAGCCGACCACCAAACCTAGACGCATACTTCTCAGCAAACGCTTCCGAGGGAGAGAGGTAGTGTCCCCATCCCAGACTGTCCCATCCTTCACCACTTCCGATGAAGCCGTCGTCAAACTTGTTGACCACAGAGCCACCGTGGAAAGCAGTCTGTGCATGAATCGGTCCCATGCGAGCAGCAGTGACAGGCACCACCTTGAAGTCAACAATACCTTCGCGCAGTGCGTGTTCGACGGCAGCTTCCTTGGTAAGGAACACCTTCCCACTGTTGTCTTGCAGGAACAGCGTCACCTTCTGGCCGTCTACTGACGCCTCACCGAAGTGGACATCGTAAAGAGACTTGTCCGTGGATTGCATGTAGCTGTCACGGATTTGCCCTGCTGCCTTAGCCATCTCCTCCTTCGTCATACCTGACGAGTTGAGACGACTCTGGATTTCATCCAGCATGGAGTTGTACTTGTCCCGCAGCATCTTCTGTGTAGATGCATTGAGACCAGCAGCCGCAGCAGGATCGATGTCGAACGGCATCTTGCCAGCAGCCAGAGCACGAGCAACCAACTCCTCATTGGTCCAGCCCGTGATGTTGGTCTTGTTCAGGATGTCAGCAGCAACCGCCTTCCCTGCTGTGTCTTCGCCAGCGACATCCTTCAGCAGCTTACCCGGCAAGCCTTTACGTGCTACACCTGAGAGGAGCTTCAGTGCGTCACCGACCAGCGTAGCGTCCAGCAGACGGAACGCACTGTCAGCAACAAACTCCTCCTTCGTCATCTCCGCCAGCTTACGCAGAAGGTCTGCCTTCCTGGCGGGGTTCATGCTGGTGTCAGTGACCACTGCCTCCAGCAGCTTCTGCTGCTCACTCGGAGGCAAGTTCATCAACACATCACGAATCGCTTGGGCGTGTGCATACGTGTTGAAGACGAACGATTCCCCCACCTTCTCACCAAAGTGCTTAGCGAGTAGGCGGTTGTCGAACGCAGTGATCCCAGGGATGATGTCAGTGAAGAACGCCTTCACCTTGTCCCATGACGTTGCACTCTCCTCAGTCTTAGACGCAGCAGCAGAGAGGAGCTGTCGAGTAACGAACGAAGCGGATGCTCCGTCAATAGCTTTGTTTACTGCGTTGAAGTCTCGCCATCGTCGTGCTGCTTCTTCGAGACCGGTCTCTTCAAGAGCGCGTACACTAGCGGCGTGTAGAGCGCGAGTAGGATCAGTAGTTGCATCAGTAGATTGGTTTTGGAGTTGACGCTCTTGCTCAATAGCAAGCCTTGCTTTCTGTACATCGTAAGCTTGCGCAGCAGAGAGCGCAGCAGCACGAGCTGCCTGAATGTTTTCTTCTTTCTCTTTTACTAGGATGTCTGACAGGATGGGAGCATGATTGCCCGCCTGCACAGCAGGCAGCATTGTCTTAAAGCTCTTACTGAAGTCAGCAGGATTGGAGGCGAGCGCCAGCATGCCAGCCACCTCCTGGTCGTTCTTAAGAACCAGCGTCGGCGGCTCAGCCGGCGGATCGGGAAGCACCGACTCAATGGGTGCTTCCGCTGCTTCGTCAGGGAGGAGAGAAACGTCTTCCATTAACTCTTCTTAAGTCCATCGAAGATGGTCTTGAAACCACCAGCACCGCTAAAGATTGTGCCTCCCAGGCTACCCATTGCACCCCACTGAGCACCTGTCGCCTGTGCCACTTGCATGTCACCAGCAGCAGCACCTGCCTCTGCAGCGTATGTTGCTGAGGTCTTTTGGGATTCAGTCATCTGCTCTTGCAGTCCACCCATCTGCTGGAAGTACCCAACGTTCGAGGACTCCTGTGACGTGATGGAACCCACACCACCTAACACACCACTGCTCGACAACGTGCCCGCATTGGCACCACTGTTAACGACACTGGCTCGTGCAATGCGAGCTTGACGTGCAGCAGCACGCAGAGTGCGTGCGTTCTGGATGTCTGCTTGGCGTTGTGCTATCTCTGCCTGCTTGCGCTGCTCATTTGCTTGCGCTCGTTGAGCGTCGGCTTGACGATTAGCTGCGTCCTTTGCATCTTGTCCCGACTCATACTGCATGTATGCCGAGACACCGGACATTACAAGACCTGCCACAGCTACTTCAAAACCCATTATGCAATCTTCCTAACGTACATCTCCAAGCCTTCATTGGTGGAGAATGCAAATGTAAAGCCGTACATCTTGAGGAACTTCCGCCACTTGTCATCCTGGTTGCGGTTGTAGGTGAAGATGTGACTCACCTTGTCCTCTTGCAGCTCAGTGATGAGTTTGCTCAGCAGCGTGTAACCACGGTAGGCAGAGCGTAGATTCCATCGCTTCACCTGTACGTGCAGGAACACTACACCCCGTAGCTCTCCGTGCGTCTCAATGTCGATGGTGCAGTCTTCATCATCCAGCCACGTCTTAAACGTTTTGGTTTCCAATGTAGGTGATCGCCCAACCAAGTAGTTGCATGTCCATTTCTGCGGCTGCAGTGAACAGCAGTTGTACCGATCTACCTCGCCCCCTCACCTTACTCTTCGACGTAACCACCGGATAACCATCCCCGTACGACACACTAGGCACGTCCGGGAAGAAGGCACGTCGATGCCGATACACTTCCTCCCCTGCACTCCACTTCCCTGCGATGGACGCATCGGTCCAATCCCACCGCGTTTGCAGCGTGCAGCTTGACGCACCAATCGGATTGCCAAGAGAGTCCACACCTGTCTCCGTGCGACGGAAGAAGCACGTGATGTACAGTCCCTGGATGTGTCGATCCCCGCCCTGGTTGTTCCCTAGGTCATGCCCTGTCAACAGATAACAGGCGTAGGTGGTGCCCACCGAATCGTAGGTGTACCAATCCTTGAACTTGTGCGTCGTCTGGATGCCGTCATCGAACGACGAGAAGGTGAGCGTGAAGTTGGCACCTGACGGAACCACCGTCATAAAGCGAACATCCGTGTTCCTAAGAACAGCCGGAATGAGGGTGGCTACCACCTGGTTACCTGACCCATCCACAACCAAGCTGCCACTGGAATCTGCCACATCGTAGTCACTGGAGAGTGACTGCCGAGTCTTGGTGATGCAGAGGTCAGTGATGTATGGCGTGGTAGGCGACAACGAACTGATGGAGTGGACGTAGAACGCAGGAAGGCGCAGGTCCAGCACCAGCATCTTGTTCTTCTTGTACCTTCGGCTCACCCCATCTTGCTCATCGTCATCGTTGTACAGCCAGTACACACACTTCCCTTCGAGGTGGTAGCGGCTACTGGCGTAGGTTCGACCCGACACCGGGATAGCTGCGTACAGGGTGTGTATGGTGAGGTTGGTGATGTTCTCAACCTTGAGCGTTCCAGTGTCAGTAGGACTGATCCGCCAGATACCATCCTGAGACCAGAAGAACACATTGTTCTCCGCCTCCACCACAGTTTGTGCACCCACACAACCAGCAGAGCTGAGCTTCTTAACCTCGTAGGAGGTGGCACTGAAGCCCTGATCCAAGCCCCCACTGATCTGCCACACTCCGTTCTCAGCGAACACAAGGAGGGAGTTGTATGCCGACTTCAAGCAGATGATGTTGCCTGCATCCTGGATGGGAATCACACCCCCGTCCGTGTCCACCAGATCGGAGATGAACTCGGAGGTGGGGTCTGCTTCCTGGTAGCAGTAGCCGAACTTGGTGTTGTCGTCAGCCACCTGACTGAACAGCACCCACGTGGAGATGTCGGATCCCTTCATCCCTGCATACCACGCACGTCCTGCGTAGAATGTACAGGTGGTTGGGTAGTAGAGTTCGCTGGACACTAGACCAGCAGCAATCCCTGCTGCACTGTCTCGATCTCGGTAGAACAGGTTGAGGACAAAGCGCCCCTTGGCTGCAGGCGTCGTACCAAAGTCTTGCTTGACGAGTAGCGTAGGGTCGAAGTTGTCACTCGCATCCTTCCCTGCAGTCCACACCTGTGCGTTGGACGGGTACTTAGCTTGAGAAGCGAAGTAGGAGTTGATGTTGGTGTCTGTCCACCCCTGGTTGTACAGGTTGTACTTGTGCTCGTTGGATAGCGTGGCAGGCTGATTGTTGACAGCCAGTCCGTCTGTCACTCCGTACACATCACGGAAGTAGATGGTGACCACACTGGCACTGAAGATACCGGTGGATACGGTGTAGGTGAGAAGCAGCGGGTAGGTGTCAGCGCTTGTGACGAGCAACCGTCCGTTCGCATTACTGAACGAGCACGGTGCTACACCTGAAGCGTTGGGATTGCCTGGCACCTTGTAAGTGGCAAGCAGAATCTCAACTAGCGGCTGCTCCGTCGGAGAGATGCCATCTCCACTATTCGTGTAGATGTACAGTTTGTCAGCACGCTGGACGACAACGAAGTTGTACGCTCCGTTACCGCCAGCAGAGTTCCATTCTCCACAGACGAACGCTCCCGTTTCCTCAGCTACGGGACCAGTGAGCTTGGCGCTAAGCGCATAGGCGTTCTCGTAGTTGATGGACGGACGTTTCACTAGACTCCCATCCACATCCGGGATGATGTTGATGCCATCAGCCCAGGTGTTAGGGGGAAACGTCAGTGGGCCAGCCTCAGTGTTGAGGCCAGCCACGAACGTGAACGACTTCTTGTTGGAGACGGACTTAGCCAATTACTTACTGGCTTCCTTCTCGGCTTGGATGCGCTTGTAGTCTTTGATGGCAGCTTCCGCAATGCGGATGTTCGTCCACTTCCCCTTCAGTACGTCCGGTACTTCACCACCAGCGGTGTAGCCGATGGAGTAGAGTCCTTCGTCCTCCCGGTTGATGACAAACTCCTTCTCTTCCGTACGCTTGTCTACTTGGTTTTCCTTCTCTGCCAACTCCTTCTCTACGTCTTCAATACTCTTCACAATCTCTCGGGCCATGCTATCGTCCGTAATCTACGTTCTCATTGGTTTTTGGTTCTGCTTGTCTGTTTCGGAATGAGGATTTTTGAAATCGACTGAAACTCTTGCGTGCATACTCTTCCTCTTTCGCTTGTGCTTGCTGCTTCAGCGCGAGGAAGGCTGTGCCCTTGGCGTCTGCAATGAACGCAGGGAACATCTTGGCTGGTAGTACGGGAGTGAACTGATCTTCGTGTTCCCAATCGGGAGTGATTAGTCCATACACTACACTCTTGGATTGTTGCAGCGTCGTATCTACTGCACTGTCATACCCATCGAAGTGGATGTACTCCTCATCATACGAAGTCCAGTAGGTGGGATCCGCGTTGAGGATGTAGCCATTGGCATCAACGATGTCAGTGGTTTCCGTGCGGGTATCCAGCATGTCCTTGAACTCTTTGGGTGGGAGGTAGGTGACATCCTTCTTGTTGTACTTAACCCACTCCACCTTCGTCATGTCTTCAGGGATTTGCATCTTGGTGGGATTGTCCAAGTCCCCGAGTCCTGTCAATTGGGACAGTGTTCTTAAGAACGGCCAATCGTCCCGTGCAGCCAACCACTTCTCGTAAGTGGTGCGTACGATTTGTGCTACTTGCCGAGCTTCTTCCGTGTCATCAATGGAGTTGACACTATCGCTGTCCATGTCATTCAAGATGTCCTGGACAATCTCAAGCAGTGTCTTTTGCATTACTCAAATCCTTCCCAATCAGCGTCTGGTCCGTCTGGCGGAGGAGGGTCTTCCCCATCCTCCCACCATTCGTCAAAGTCCCTAGGCACGGTGCGCAAAGACGGTGTACGTTTGTGCTGCTGTTGGGGTGATGCCCACACCTGTGTTGTTCATGAAGGCAATGGCAATCTGGTTGTCGGCCGACACCCGCCAGCCCACAATACCGAGTCCGGTTTGATGCGTGGGCTTGGAGACACCGATGATGGTGTCCGTAGCCAGCACGAGGCCAGTGCACGTGAACGTCTGCTCGCTAGTGCTATTGGCAGACACAGCAGCAGGCGTAATGGTGATGGTGTACTTGCGAATGGGGAACGTCCACGTCCCACCACCTGTACCATTCGCTACATACATCTGTCCTGACGTAGCCGTGGCAATACCCTTCGGCTCATGCAGGTTGGGGTCTGTTAGTGTGGAGTGGTCAACACTCATACGTAAGTCCTAAATGAAAAGGGAGAAGAAGCCTGCGGCTCCCTCTCCCTAGGGCCGCGTTGCACGGCCAAGTCACTGCGTTAACAGAACGTTATTGCAGGTATTCAACAAAGACATCCGCTTTACCGGCAGTGTACGTACCAGTCTTGGTAAAGTAGAGGTCAGTAGCCGCAGCGTAAATCTTGCCGGGCAAGACACCTTCAGTCGCGGTGTAGAGGTAGGCTCCTTTCCCTTGCACAATGGTGCTCGCTGCAGGCGTAGCGCCGTACTCAGTGGCAGTGACGTAGCCGTTGGTCGTACTACCGTCACCGAACACAATCGACGTACCACCTGCGTGGGTTTCAGTAAACCGAACCCACACACGAGTCACCATCGAGCCAGCCGGAGCAGTCCACTTCACACCAGAGGCACCAAAGGTGCTGTTCACCGCATCAATTGACAGCTTTACAACACGATAGATTGATTCTTGATCTTCAGCCGGAAGTTGTCGTTCAGGAACGTTGGTGCCGTACCCAACGTTCAGATTATCCGAGTTAGCCCACGTAGTAGCGCGAGTCATCTGTCAAGCTCCTATTAGACGTTGGTCGTAGAGATGACAACACCCAGGCATTCAGGCCGGTACAGCTTCAGGCCATAGCGCCCGTTCATGACATACTCGTCTCGACGGAGGTCTTTGTTACGCTCTTGCTCAACCCGCACCATCTGACGCCACGCACCCTTAAACGGAGTCTCGTCGCCACCCACAGACATGAAGATGTTCTGGATGGGGCTGGACGGACAAGACACCGAACCACGCGAGTCCGCGTTGATCGCACCCGTGCTCGTCGGCGCACTCAGGTAGTTGGACACATAGACATCAAAGCCAAAGATGTTCTTCGAGAAGCGCAGGCCAGTCGTGCTGTTAACAAAACCCTCTTGCACAATACCGTCGAACTGCGCGTTCGCGTTCGTCAGTGCAGTGATGTTGGTCAGGGTGTTAAGCACATACTCTTGCGACGGATCGATGATTGCAATTCGACGAGCTGAGGCGTTAGCCTTGTCCATCGCCAGCTTCATACGCGCAAAGTCGGCAATCGCCAACTGCGTGTTCGTCGCACCCGACGCAATCATTCGGTGGGCCACACCGTTGATCGAGTTGGGGTTGGCTTGCGTCTGGCTGTTGGCCAGGTTGAAGATGTTGGTTTCGAGGTTTTCTTCGATTGCACGCTTCATCTTCGGAAGGAACGCGGCAATCAGTTGATCACTGTAGTACGAGTCTTGCTTCGCCTTGTCAGTGATGTAAGTGGCAGCTTCCACGTAGTTGTTAATCGTGAACGTGAAGTTACCAGTGTCAATCGTGTCATACACAACCGGATCGTTTTCGTTAACAGTCCGCATCGGGAGTTCACCGATGGAGGGGATGTTGAACGTAGTACCGTCCGGGAAATTAGACATCCAGTTGACATACTGCTGACCTTGCAGGATGTCGATGAGGATGTCTTTAAGTTGGTCGTTCCAAAGATTAGTCCGCGTCAGATCGGTGCTAATCGTACTGGAGTCAACGCCAGCCATGACTCATTCCCTTATTGTTATTGTTATGTAGGGAGCAAACTACGAGTTCGTGTTCTTAGGAACTTTGGAAGAACTTCGTAGGGTTTTGCGTTGCTGCCCTAGTCATCTGCAACTGCACGGCAGACGAGTAGTAACGCTTTGGATCCTTCTTGCGCAGAGTGTTGTAATACTCTTTGCACTCCGGGTCCGCAGCTCTACCGCTCACGTCGGTGTGTTCCAACGCACCGGTATTCACTTTCGATCCACCGTTGACGCTTCCAGTGGGAGCAGGCTGCTCTTTCTGGAATAGCGCAACAAACTTCTCAGGGCTCACTGAAGCCAGGTCCATCATCGCCTTCTTCATAGCAGGCGTGACAGCTTCCTTTGCAAACACTTCAGCAGCCTTCTCACCAAAGAGCCGCTTCATCTCAGCATCAGCTTTGAGAAGGTTCTCTTGACGAGAGCGGGCAGTTTCCATACCCGTGAGTGTGTCTCGTACGATTGCTGCTACGTCGGAAGCAGAAAGACTTGACGCTTGGTCCGCCTTTTTCCCACCCTGGTCTTGGGTGGCCTGTCGTTCCTCTGCATTCAATCGGTCCAAGACATCCGCAACAGTCTTGCTCTCAGCCACCTTGGCGCGGAGATCCGCGTTTTCCTGTTTGAGCTTTTCAGCAAACTCATCCAGGTGCAGGTAGGCTTTCGCCAGCTCGTCGGGAGTCTTGTACTTGCGGGCATCGCCCACAAGGGTTGCCAGGTGTTCCGAGGTGTCGCTCGGGGTCTGACTGGTTTGGTTCTGGGAGGAGTCCTGGTCGGACTGAAAGATAGTTTCCTGGGTGGTCATCCAAGGGGTGGGTAGGTTTGGCCTACCTTCTTATTGTTGTTATGTACTACTAAGAGTTTAGGAGCAGGTTTGGGCAGGCAGCTTCAGAGGCTGCCCCCTCGTTTGCTCCGCGTGTCGGTTCGAAAGAGTCGCGTAGCCCCTTCACCGCTCAATGGTGACGCCGCCGCCCTTACTCTCCACTTGTTGTTCAACGTAGACAACAAAAATCGAAAAAAGTTCCCTACTTCCTCACATTTTGTGGTAGGAGATCCAGGATTCGGTCAATCATCTGGGACTGCGCAGCCGCCCACACCATCTTTTCGTAGTGGTTGGGCAGACTGAAGTCCTTCGGATCCACCTTTTCTATCTGTCCCTGCATCTCTTTGAGGGTGTCAGCAAGCGCCTGGAAGGTGATAGTGAGCCCGTTCCAGTGCTTCTCCCAGTCTTCCGGGCTGTACTCAATCGGTTTGTTCTTAGCTAATAGCTGGTTCACTCACGCCTCCCTGCGGCATGCCCACATCGCCGGGTTGCATCTCCGTGGGCATACCTGCTTCCGTCGTCAACTGTTCTTCCGTCGTATCCATAAGACGCTTGGTATCGGCCTGCTCCTGAATAAGGGCATTGTCCTTAATGATCCCGAAGCTCTTCCAGCCCATCGTTTCCTCAAGCGCCTTAGCGATGGCCTTTCCTGAGATGTGCGCGGCAACTTGTGGGAGCTGTTGGATAAGTTGCAGTGTCTGCGTAAGTTCCTGGGTGAACATCGCTTGCTCCGCAAAGTGACGCGCTCCAACCGCACGGAATTTCCCACGCGCAGTGATGTCAGTCTTAACAATGTCCGTGAACTTCTCTGTACCGTAGTCGGGATCCACTCGACGGATAGCATCCTTCGCTCCCATGCAGCGTACCGCTTCCTCCAACATAGAGTTGAGTAGCGGCTCGATGAGGTTGCGCTCGAACCACTGCACCTTGGATTGGAAGATGCGGCCAGCGCCGTTCTCCAGAACCTGCACCTCATACTTGGTCTTCTCGCCTGGAGTACGGATGCCCATTGCCTGACGCGGTGCACCAGCCAACTCTTCCATACGATCCATCAGCGTCTGGATTTCCATGTCCGCAGACAGGGCGGTAGCATCTGGGCGCATGAATTCCACGTCCCCATCATCCCCGCAATTGATCGTCTGGCCCGGCCCAAAGACGAACGTATCCACCGTGCTCCCCTTCACCTTAATCAGGGGGTGCGCGATCTGGTCAAACACGTCAGCCTTGAGGTTTTCCAGGTGGTCGATGCGGTATTGCATGCCCACCAACTGGTCCAGCGGACCCTGTGCCCACAGGTTGTCGGGACGCAGACGCCATCCCACGTGCTTGATGGGACGTTCCCCAGTCCAACTCTTGTTCTCGTGCATGGCAAGTGTCCAGCGGCGATCTGCCACCGTAATCACCATGTCTTCGTAGTGTGTCTTGGTCACGGGGTCATACACTTCCCCGTAGAAGTGCAGCAACTCCACCATCCCACTCTCAATGTACTGCTGCAGCGTACCGAAGCCGTCCACAAGCAAGCCGTCGTTCTTAAGAGCATCCACCTGATCCGCAGGAGCCATGCGCCACGACTGCAGCTTAGCGATGACTTCTGGGTTGAACTCCAACTCAGGGTGCGCTTCTGCCATCTCAGCCAGTTCGGAGATGTGTACGAGACGCCGCACAATGCAAGTGGCTTCGCGGAACGAACACGCAGTGGGATCGAAGTTGATGTCCAGCGGACTGATCCGATAGGCTTTCGGTCCCTGATACACCACCACTTCTTCCCCAGTCTTGGGATCTACCTTCTTCTCCACGCAGTAGTGGTGGCCCACAAACGCATTACCGTAGTCGATGTAGTCCAACACAAGCTGACTCACCGTCCGCTCGAAGTCGCCTGCTCCTTGCAACTTGGTGAGCATGTAGGACTGGATGGTGTCCTTCTTCTCCTTAGACACGCTGTCGTTGTCAGCAGCCTGCCAGACAAACCACTGCTCACGCGGGAACAACGCAGCCATGTAGTTGGCGTGCAAGTTGTCTCGAATCTGCGTGAGCTTAGGCGTCACCGTGGAGTTCTTCCACGGCAGCTTCTTGTTGCTCGTATCCTTCGTGCTGGTAGCAAACAGGTACTCGCGTAGCTCCTTCTTCTCCTGCAACCATTTGTCGCGCAGGGACTGCCACGTGCTCCACTTGTTAGCAATCGCTTTAGCAACTGAATCCGCTTCGTAGCGGCTGTCCAAAGGGGTACTCATTGTTCTTAGGAACCTACGTAAAAGCCACTCCGCCAAATCGGCTGGAGTAGGTCATCACTCGATCTTTCTGCTTGCTCTGCAGGGAGGCAGATGGCCCGTGGGCAATCTCCACCACTGAAGCGAGGGTGTCCTTTACGTCGTCATGCTCAGGGTGCTGGACAATCAACTCTTCTTCCAACACCTGACAGTTCCCGCCCTTGTAGTGCCAAATCTGCTGGTTGCTGTAGCGCGGCTCTAGCGCCATCTGGATGCGCTCCTCCTTGGTCTTCGTGGGACCAGGGCGGTGCTCGTCAATCGAGATGGGCAGGTTGACACTACGCATGTAGTCCTTGAGTTGCTGGACCACCAAGCTCTGTGCTGCCGTGACTTCTGCACGCAAGCGACGGAATCCCCACTTGCGATAGGCACGTAGCACGTGCTCATACATCACACTAACCTTATTGGTTTTGAACCGGTCAATGTCGAGTACGTAAATGTTGCCCTCCGAATCCACGCCGACTGTGAGGACAACGGTGTAGTCAGCCGATTGCGAGATAGAGTAGGCGAAGTCAATAGCCGTGTAGGTAAACAAGAGCTTGTCGCCCAGATACCAAGCGCCGCTAACGTTCCGTAAGTTCTCTCGGCTGTAGTATTGGAACTTGCTTTCATCGATGTAACTGTTCTCCACGTTGTTAGGGTTGTTGTAATACTGTGCGTAGAACTGCGTTACATCGAGATACTTAGCCTTCTTGCGGGCGAGTTCCTTCTCGTCGAACCCAAAGGTCTTTCCGTCTGCTCGCCGCTGCTTCGGCCAGAGGAATTCGCCGTTCGTCTCCACCTGACGCTCGAACACCTCGTACACGGGACGCTCTACGTCCTCTCCAGTCTCACCGTCGGTGTAAATCTCCTGCATGTCGATAAGGTCGCGGTAGACATCCGACGGATGGTATCGAGTGCCCACAACCCATTCCTTAGCCCCGGTAGTTTCAATGGACGAAAGCTGAGAGTAGAAGGATCTAACCTGATCACGGCCAATCTGCGTGTATGCGTTTCCTGGCACCACAATGTCATCAAGCACCGCCACTGAGCAGTGGAGGCCCGTCGTATTTGCGGTGAGTCCGACAGCCTTAACAGTCGCATCGCGGACAGCTTCCGCTTTCCGTTTCGGGTGATCCACAGAGATTTCATTGACTGCCCACCTCTCTCTGTCGTTCTCATTCTTCTGCACCATCTCCGGCCAGTAGAACCGGTAGATGTCAGACGTGAGGATGTCCTTCACCACCTTGAGCTGCTTCTCTGCCAAGTCAGCCGTAGCTGACACGTAGAGGACCGTCGCGTCGGGGTGGTTGGTAATCCACCACGCAACGCGATAGGCCACCATCACGCTCTTCTGATGATCGCGTGGGAGGAGAACCAGTTGGTTGTCTAGCGCGTCCGATCTGGTCCACCACCGTACCAGCTCCTCGTGTATCGCTCCGAGGACGCGGTGTGGGGCTACCAGTTTGATGAACGTCAGGAGGTCTGCTTCGGCTAGGCTTCTAATTGCGTCCTTCTTGCTAACTGCCACTAACGCCGTCCAATGAAGCGCCTTAAGCTAACAACAAAACCACTCGCTGTACTAGCTACATAGGCTATGAACCGTGTACCTAACGAACCAAATGCTGTGATAGTGCCCGCTACTGTTTGACGGATTACAACACGCGTCACCAAACTTCCACTCGCAGACACGCTACCGGTGAATCGTTTAGTGGTCTTTCTAACGAGTGTGCCAGCCGCTGTAATGGAGGCACCTAACGTACGTCGAGTCTTCTTTAGAAGACTGCCTGATAGGGAAACACTGCCACTTGCGGTCTTGCGCGTCAGCTTGCGTAGAGCACCTACACCACTAATTGATCCTTGTAGCAGTAGCCGTAGAACAACCTGACGAGACAAAGCACCAGCAGGAGTGATCGAGCCAGTGTACGTCTTTGTAGTTTTACGAACGATTAGACCGGTGGGCGTGAGGGAGCCGGCGATGGACTTGTAGTAGGTGGAGCCACCACCCCCACCACTCGGAAAGAAGTACGTTGTCCTGCTTCTTGGTGGGCACAACCAACCCCAGGGGTTAGCTATTAACTCCTTGTGGGAGATAAAGCCGGAAAAGATCGCTGCTAGCTGAATGTAATCAAGACCGCTCGACCCGATAGACAGTGATACTTTATTGTCTGAAGGCTGTGAGTAGCTTCCGGTTTGTGATCTTGTGTTTGTTGTGCCAGCGTTGTCCCATAGGCTGGCGGAATTGTTCGTGAGGTCGAACTGGCCGACAACAATGCGAAAAGTTGGGTTAGAACTGAACCCGTACGAAACAATAGTCGCTGGATTGTATGTGTAACCACCCGGGGTCAGGAGAAAGGTGCCGTTGTTAGCGGATTTGGCAAGCGCAACCCCGTTCGACGTGCCAAGACGGAACGTAATTGTTCCGCCCCACCTGAACCAGCCCATCATCAGGAATGTGACTGGCCCCCGATGGATGCCCGGTGCATACGCTTCCATGAACGTAGCACTTGCCGACCCCGCAGCGTTGTATATCGCCGGACCTTCTCGCAGGTGCAAACTACTGCCTTGTGGCGGCAGCGTGTAAGTGCGAAGCCCACCAGTCGGCGTGCCGACGAACGCAGCAAGGACGTTCTGCGAGGCCTTATACTGGCTTCGCGGGTGTGCTGTTGGTCGGTTCCGACGAACGATATACGGCATGGCTTATGCGTGCGGGCCGACGGACTTAGGCGTGACGTACAGGGCCCAACCAGAAGAGATCGTCTGTCCGGTCAGGTTCTCCAGAAAGAAGGTGTAGTCCTGACTTGTCTGGTGGTTTGGAAGGTCACAAATCCCATCAGACTCGAACCAGTAGTCCGTGCCGGTACTGGCAGCGTACACAATGAATCGACCGATCAGTTGTGCCTGACGGTTTGTTCCCGGGGATACCGGATCGTTAGTGCTCTGGATGTTGAGCGGCAGTGCATACAGGTTGATGATCTTGTTGGCAACACCAGTCACCGTCGCCCATTGACACTTCAGGGCGAACACCGCGCTCGGCGCGTCATCGTCGTTCGTCCATGTTGCAACGTCCCCGGATACGGAAAACGCAGCAGACGCAATAGACCCCGGAGTCCCAGTGGTGACGGTATCCTGCGTACCAAACTTGTCGATCAAGTCGTTGGTGCTGATAGCCATTAGTCTCGCCTTTACAGGTTAAGGGCTAGACTGATGTCAAACGAGGTCATGACGATCTCGACATTGAGATCAGTTGCCGTAACGTTTGTGCCCCCTGAAATGACGGCGGTTTCGCTTACGCCGCCGAATACAAGTTCGCCCCGAGTTGCTTTGCGAACACAGGTCGACAGAATGGCGTTAGCCTGAGCCGCAGGCCAAATATCGATCACCGCGTTGCGGATCTTCGGCCTGCCAAAATCAAGGGGAAACAGTTCGGCCTGCTCAAGCAACAAGCGCCATGCGTCACGCTTTCCTGCGGTCAGTCCATCGAACTGCGTAATCGGCGTGGCCTCAAATAGTGAGGCGCGATCACATGCGGATTCCCATACATCAGTATTGGAGGGCGTGTTGTACCAGTCCCGAATGGCGTCGTCGTTGCGAACGTTCGGATCACGAGCAGCAACCACCACGGGGTCCGTGTTGGCTAGGATGTGTGCCTTGAGCGTTGTAAGTTGGGTAGGATTAAGGGCCATGATTAGCTCCCGCTAGGTAGAGTGAGTTCGTACGTGAACTCGATGGCATCACCGTTCACGACGTTGATGGCTGCAAATACCGAACGATCCAGCATCGTGCCCGTACTCGATGCACTAAAGATGCCGTGCTCCGTGATGGCGTACGTACTGGTGTACGTTACTGTACCCACTGTCTTGTAGATGTTTGCTGACGCGCCTTCTGCCTGCGAGCCGGTAGCTCGCGTTCCCACCTCAGTGACCAAGGCAGTTTGTGACGCCGCTTCTGCCGTAGTACCTGTGCCCGAGCCGTGGTATTTGAAGTTTTCCGGTTCGGTGAGGTTTTGCAGAGCGTCTACAAGATAGGCCACTCCGGCATCCGTCACCACTTTGGTGGATACCAGACCGAGGTTTACAACACTACCGTCTGCTCGGAACAGCTTGGCGTACAGCCGCCCCACTGGTGTAATTTCACCGGTATATCCCAGTGCCGAGCCAAGCGCGTTCCTAAGAACACGCAGCCGCAATTTGAACTCTTCCCACACTGTGCGCCATTTCATTACAGCACTCTCCCCCTGAAGGCTTTGCCTTTCATTATTCGGCGGTGTAAACGCCAGCTACGCAACCGGCTAAGTTGTTTTCGTAGCCAGCCCATTACATCATCCGCGTGATGACAAACGTTCCCGTTGACGCGCCATCTTGAATCACTGCAATCTTGGTGACATCAGGCGGAACCCGGAACAACTCAACACCCGTCGGAAACAGGATGCTGTTGGCGTCTGCTGTCGGGTTGGTGCCGAACAGAATGTAGCAGTTGGCATTCGACGAACACCGAATCACTTCAGCGTTTGACGGAATGGTCAACTGCACACTGGCTGCTCCAATGGTGGCTTTAGCAATAGCCGATGAATCAGGAGCCAGTGCCTGAATGACCAGTCCATTTGCATCTCTAGTTACGTTAACGTTAGTTCCCATTACATTCCCAATCGTTTAAGATCGCTGGTCACTCTCCCGAGATCCAGCACTTCGTGTTGTTTGTCTTTCGGTGGTCTTCCTTTGTTCTTAGGAACAAACCCTTTATCTGCCAACCAACGTGCAGCAGCCGCACCCTTGTCCGTCTTCGCTTGCTTGCGCAACTGAGCCACGCCCTCACTGGCTAGCTTGACGTACACTTCCTCGCGCCAGGCTGCGACATGCTTGGCAAACGCCTCGCACTTACTCAGCAGCCATTGCCAATGTTCCCAATCCCCGATGAGGACCAGCGCTGCCCGGTAGTCTGTCGGATCGGCAATGTCTACGTAGGTTTGCCGCCACTCAGACAACTTGAATATGGGCTTGATGCCCATGCTGTCGGACAACTCCTCGAACAGTCCAGACGTGAGGCGTCGCCCCGTACTATCTACCAGTAGCGGGCGGTATTTCGCGTAGTCAAGGGGATGGTAGGTTTTCTCGGGCAATGCCCTTTTCCTTTTCTCTGGATCGAATCCACGACGATCCGAGCAGTGTTCCCACCAGGCCAATGATTTCCACCACTCCCATCTCTGGGAGGGGAAGCATGGTCATGCTGTTGAAGCACATGTAAGCCCAGACAGACATGCCCACCAAGAACCGGGTGATGTAATAGACGCCTAGGCTGACAGCGCACACCCACCCTATGGCAGGACGCCATCCAGCCACAAAGAGGCGTCCACTCTTGGCCTCCTCCTTGTTCACCTCGATTTGCTTCTCTGCAAGATTGGCTGCAATGACCAACTCTTGCATCTCTCCTTCACGCGCCATCTGCGCCAACTCTAGTTCTTTCTTTGCTGCTTCCTCCGGGTCAGGAAACCAACGCCTGATGAGGGAGCGTCCGAGTTCGACAGCCCCCTCGACCAGTGCAGGAGCAGCGGCAGCTACGATTGGCGCGACCATTTGGCCTTCAGCTTTTGCGCAGTGTCAGTTTCCCAAATTCGTATCATCGTCCAGACGATAGAAAGAACGGCGGCGACGTGTGGAAGCCAGCCAACTAGGGTTGCAAGGATGGTAGTAATGCTCACTCCATCAAGTAGGTGTCGTAGAGAGCTGTGCATTACGTTCCTACCCACGCACCATTGATACGCCGGGCAAACGCACCTGTACCGCCACTTGTGAGCGGATTGGAACCGAATGTTCCGTTAGTGACATAAACCATAGAGCCGTTAGCCCAAGCGCCAAGATCGGCAGCTTGTAGTCCTGTGGACATGTGGTCGCGTAACACCGTAGAGGCGTTGAGCCCGTTCTTATATTTCTGCGCAGTGGTGCAACGATTGAACACGTTGTCTGCCACCAAGACGTTCGTGGCGTTGCCTCCCGTCGTAATGCCGCCAGGGAGAGCGTTGCTGTACAAGTCGATGATGTTGCCGTGAATGACAACACCGTTCCCGTCTAGCACCGAAATTGCATTGAGGTTGGCGTTGTAGGAGTGGTTGAAAACGTTGTCGGAGATGGAGATGTTGGACAAGTATTGAGCTGCCCCTGCGGCGATGTACACCGTAGGGTTGGTAGGGACTACAGCGAGATTGGAAAACTCGTTGCAGTTGATGTTGATGTTCCCGCCCGTCTGCCCCACGGTGCCTTGCTGTACAAGGATGTGGGCGTTGATTTGCTCCTCGAAGGAGTTGGCGACAATTTGAAGAGTGCCAGTAACACCCTTCAGGTTCCACCAAACACCATACTTCCCACTGAAGAACTTGTTACCGACAATCCACGTAGCAGCAGCCGACTCGAAGTAGACCCCTGCAAAACAGGCGGACGACATCTTGAACACACAACCTGTCACGTAGTTGTCCGCTTCGTCCACGTCGCTGGCGTTGGGGTAGTAGATGGCGTAGTTGATGGGCTCATCAAACACGCAGTCGCGCACCACCCAAAACCGTGCACGGATGAAACCAATGGCGTTGTAGCTGCCGTAGAAGTAGCAGTTTTCCACCCTCGTACGCATGTTCGCATCGGACCCGTTGCCCGAAATTTTTATGTCGTACGCGCCTCCCGAGCGCACCACTGCTCCCCGGAAAGCCAGGTCACGGAACGCCACACCACTGTTCGTCGTGACGTTGAAGATGTCTGCCGTAGCACTGGTCGTGCTGATGGTGGCTACCGAACCAGAGCCGTGCCCTGCCCCAAACCCTTGCAGCACACACGGCTTGCTGATGGTGACGGTGCCGTTCACCACATACTCAATACCCTTTTCAAAGAGGATGACACCTCCCGTAGCAGGTAGGGCGTCGTGTGCTTCCTGAATAGCCTGCGTCCAGTTGGACGCTCCCGGTACATCGTAATCGTTGACGCTAACTACAGAAGCTAGCTTCCCGGCAATGGTGCGTTGTACAGCCCCTGAGCCTGACGCTGTATAGGTTCCCGCCGCTGCGTCATACACGCCCAACGACGCGTTGGCGTACGCATCTAGTTGTCGTTTGGTGACAGGTTCACTGGCACTGTCTGCGTCAGGGAGATTGACTACCCGCTGGCTGTTCATGTCCAGCGTGGCAGTCATGGCGTTAGGCGCCGTACCGTCACGAGACACCAGCGAATCCAGAAAGTCCCTCACTCGCGTGAAGTTGGTGTTGATGGTGTCTACCGCACTGTACCCACCAGACACGTTAAGCAAAGATATTTTGGACATTACGCAGCCACCGTGGCCCCAGTATCGACAGCACGCCAAGCCGTACCGTCGCTGAACACCAGCACTCCTGTGCCAGCACCAGCTCCTTCTCCGTTCTTCCGCCCGTTCGTAGCGAAGTAGGTGTCCCCTGCCAGATGCACTGCAGGGAGAGCAGCCACCGTACTGGTAGGCAGGCGCACTCGCACACCTGCCGTCAGTCGAGTGGCGTCCATTGCCCAGACAGCCACGCTGTTGATGAAGTCGGTCTTGGTGTTGGTGGATCGCGTGTACGCCGTGTAGTCGTTTGCGTCCCACACCAGCAACGGATCGGTGCCCGACAGCCCGAAGTAGGCGTTGCTGTCCAGCGCCACACGTGGCGTCTTGCACCACACATTGCCCGTGGTTTCACCCAACGTGTTGCTGGACAGGTCCGTCGCTCCACCAAACAGCACCACTCCACCCAGTGCTTCGATGCCGTAGCGGGTGTTGCCCCGACTCTTGCCACCTAGCACACGCACTTCGTAGCTGTTGATGGTGGCCCCCACTCGGATGCCACTGCCCGTGGCTCCCAAGACGTAGGGGGTGGCGATGTCGTAGTCGGAGCCTGTGGTGATGTCAATCGCGTGCGTACCGCAGTAGTCGATTTCGACGTGCTTAAACTTGCCAATGGCAGGTACTGTGCCGCCACTCGTGTTGCGGACAATGACGCCGTAGCCGTTGGCTGCAGAGACAGACGCTCCACAGACAATGCCCAATTTCTGAGCCGTCAGGCTGTGGCAGTTGCCATCCCAGTCCAGCCCATACTGCCCCGCACCAACACTGAAGACAGCTTCACCGATGTTGAGGATGTCAGACCGCACTACCGTCGTGCCGTACCAGGTGATGCCGTAGCCACGACACGCCCCATACATCCACTCAATGGTGGTGTGGTTGGCTCCGGTGACATACACCCCGTTGAGCACATCCTTGGCGTAGAGACGAATGCGAGCGCGATGGGCAGTGTCCACCTTGACAGCCACTCCCGTGTGAGCAGCCGAGTCGACGACAACATCCACCACAGCACCCAGACAACCTCCCGTCACTACAACACCACAGTTGCCCGAGGGTTTGAGGACACCCCCACCCATCAGCCATTGGTAGTTGGTGGTGATGGAGAGGTTGGAGTTGAAGAGGTAGGTGCGACCAGGGGTGAGGAGGACACGCTTGCCTGTAGCTAGCGCGTTAGTGAGAGCGGTGGTGTCATTAGCGGTGCCGTCCCCCACTGCACCGAAGTCTTCAGGGCTCACCCATTCCCCGAGCTTAGCTGACATGGTGCGACTGACAGCTCCTGTGCCAGAGGCTGTGTAGGTGCCAGCAGAAGCGTTGAAGCTAGCTAGGGAGGTGGTTGCATATGCATCGAGCTGTCGCTTAGTGACAGGCTCTCCCCCATTCTCCGCATCCTGTAGGTTGATGATGCGGTGGCTGTTCATATCCAGATCAGATGCCATGTAGTTGGGACTAACACCGTCCCGCGACACAACACTGTCTAGGAAATCAACGATTGCCTGGAAGTTGGCATTGATTGTGGAGGTAGCACCATATCCTCCTGTAATGGAGGAGAGGGATAGCTTAGACATGTGGGTTCTTAAGAACCTCTTGTTGTTTGCCCCCTCCCTAGGGGTCGGGGGCATATAGGTGTGTATAGACCCCGGAGGGCTTATGCCCGTATTCGACAACAAAACTTAAGAAAAGTTCCCTTGACTATTGACAATTTTTGCAAATGGGAATAATTTTTAGGGGCTTCTGAATTTTAGTTAGCGATTTGTAAGGGGCAAGTGCACTCAGAAAGACGGACCCCGGCCCCCTGCCTACGGGTGCCTCGCGCATGACGCGCAGCCCTGCGGGCGCAGAATGCAGGCGCATGTAACACGTGATCGCACTGCCGAGCTGGCGAGCAATCACGTGCGTAACAGAAGTACAACAACAACAACAAGAGTACTGTAATGGTTCTTAGAAACATTCCTTTACTACCACTCCGGGCAGTAGTTGTTCTACTACTAGTAGCTGTTTGTTTATACAGCACATTCTGTGCCAGTCCCGCCGCAGCTTCGCTGCGATGTCATTCCCCGCCTTGTCAGTAGCGTAGCTACTGCCTCAGTAGTCCTGCCAGATGGGTTAGCAGCCCGCCGATAGCTGCCTTCGGCAAGGGTTGTGCCAGCCTTTTTCAGCAGTGCTTTAGCACTGCTGTGGGCCTTGTCGTGCCGTCGATTGGCACCGATGTGGCATGGCAATAGCAAAGCTATTGCTACACACGCGGTTCTAACAACATCTATGACAGAGAAGACCGAAGGTCTGAACTGGCATTGATGTTGTGAACACAGCAATCAATAAAGCTCTGCACTCAAAAAGGATCTACACCCAAACAACTCTAAAAGCATAAAAACGCCTCCCAACAAGTTGTGAGGAAGGCGTTTTTATAAGAGTTGTTTGAGTGCAGATCCCAAAATGGAGCGATGCGATGGCAATGGTCATGAACTATGCAGGGTTCGCCGATCTCACGGCGAAGCCGCTCAGCGGTAAGGCGAAGGCTCAGCGCAACAACAACTGGGCCTGGCGTCCTCCGAAGGAGCAGCCCAAGCGTAAGACGGGCAGTGGCTTCGCCAAGGACAGACTCGATGCCCTGTGTGGCGCTGTCGCTCCGAAGGAGCGGTATGCCAAGCGGTGGGCAGCGAAGTAGCAGTCCACTGCGTGAAGGGCGAAAGCCCTTTGCAGAGTGGATTGACCCGGCGAGTTCGGGGCGGTGATCCGGTTCTTAGGAACATCGCAGCTCGCTAGGCCCGTGAGATGGGGGCCGACATAAGCCCGTCTCTGACCACGCCCCATGCTTCAGGTAGGCGCTGTGCCGCACGGTCTGGCAAACCGGACGGATCCACACAGGAACAGCTTACACCCGCTAAGGCTCGGTCAAGCCAATGGCTCGCACTGTTAGTGGCGCTGTGGACAGCGGTTCAAGACTGTCGTGGTGGGTGCATCGACGGTGCCAGTCTCCGAGTCCCGGATGTAACGGGAACGGTATGGCGAGCGGTGGATGCCGCTACCTGCGCAGTGACAGTGTGCAGATAGCAGCACCCACTCACAACTGGAGACGAACATGCATGAACTCTTCAAGAATGCGGTGACGACGGCCAAGGGACTGGATCGCAAGGGCACGTCAATGTGGGAAGACCTCGTGAATTTCTCGGTCACCGTCGAAGGGGACCGCAAGGCACTGGATGCCTCGTTCAAGAAGCAGGAACGCGAAGCGGTCATCGAAGTGAAGTACGAGATGGACAAGAACTCTACCTACCGTGCGATCAAGAGCGTGATTGGCAAGGCACGCGAGCTGGACGTGCTCCTCATCATCGACGGGAAGGTGCGTGGCAAGACCGAAGTCGAGAAGGAATGCAAGGCGAAGGCGGAAGAGACGGCGAAGCCGAAGTCTGAACTGGACAAGTTCAAGTCCACGATGAACACCGCGAACGCGATTGCGGACAAGCTCGAAGCGAAGGATGCGGTGATGGCAGCCGCACTCGTGCAGGACTTGCTCGCCAAACTGGTGGAGATGTGCAAGCCCTCGCTTGCAGCCACCGGTACGAATGGGTAGTGACACACGGGGCGAAAGCCCCGTCCCTTTGTTCCTAAGAACACGGCCTTACGTTTTGCAAAGCTGTAGGTGAGCGGATACCAGCCCCTAACCTGTACGTGGGGTGGAAAACCAAGCAATAACACTACGCCGGAGAGCAACCGGCACAGACATGGAACTCTAGCCTCAATTGGTAAGGCACCAAGACGAATGAAAGTCCTGCTCACTGTAGTGATTGCTGCCCTCCTCTACTGCGGGTGGGCAGCAACGCAGCAAGCCGTAACACATATGCAACGTATCCATTCCCGCTACATGTAACGGAGACGCCATGAACCAAGCAGCAATAGAAGCAAGCAAGGCACGCAGTGCAGTGAAGAGGGAGTCACGGGAAAGACAACGTGCGATGGACATTGAACTCAAGCAGTTCCACAACAACCGAGTGCAGGACATGGTGAAGCGTAATGGAGTGAGCTTCGTCCACGTTCGTGACTACAACTACGAGGGGCAGTACATGTCACGGGGTGGTGCCACTGTAGCCTGGCACCGTGCTGGTCCCAACCGCATCGTCGCTAGCGTGGCGCAGTGTCACCCGAAGGACCACTACTGCAAGTGGATGGGCCGGAGCGTGGCATGCCGTGCCATGCGTGAGGGTGATTCGATCCAGCTCACTGTTCCTAAGAACAAGAGTGTGCCGGAAGTTCTTTATCGTATGTTCAAACAGGTGATCAACCATGCCTAAGCCAGACATTGAAGTGACGTACGCAGGGAAGCAGCACATCTTCATGATTGACGGGAACGTGGAACTGCTGAGTGACACGCAGTGCCGCATCCTTGCAATGGCTGCTGCCCAGTTCTTCAGCCGCAAGGAGAATGATCCCGAGCTGGTGCGTCTGGTTGCGATCGCAATGCAGATCGATCCGCTGCAAGCGGTGGCTTTGCTGTATGCCATCCGGGATCTGATCGAAGAGGGTGCCAAGGCTGTTGCCGAGGAAGCTCTTAAGAACGAGGGTGCATCAACTGAAACCAAGCCTGCTGAAGTACAAACCGCAGGCTAGCGGATGGGGGTGCACCCTCACCCCATTCGCAACTGTTCAACAACACGGAGTAATGACATGCAGAATGTGAAGATGGAAGTGCAAGGCGACACGCTGATCATCGCGGTGGACCTGAAGGCTGTGCCCACCCCGAGCAAGAGCGGCGAGACGATGGTGCTTGCCTCAACCAAGGGCAACGCCAAGGTTCCCGGTGCAGATGACGCACTGCGGGTTGGTCTGAACGTGTTCCAGTACAAGCCGAGGTGAGTGACAAACCTACTGCTGTACCGCCCCGTGTTGCTGCGTTCCTGAATACACACAGCATTGTGCACGGGGTGGAGGAACAGATGAAAGCGCCCCGGTTTGTGATGAGCAAACTGGGGTGTTTCATTTGGAACAGGGTGTTCAGTTGCATTGGATTCCCACACGTCAACTTCCTGGATGCAAAGGACGAGAAAGGTAACAACGTCTATCGCCTCGACTTCGTAGTGTTCGGCATTCGTACTCACTACATCTGTTTCACGCCAGTGATGGCCCACACCGTGGGCTTTCTGCTGTTTGCGTTGACGGAGGGTGGTGACAAGCCGAGGGACATTACGTTGTTGAGTGAGCAGGGACTCATGCACATCCCCAAGTGGGCCATGCGTGAGGTGCTTGACCATCTGCGCTCCATCTGTAATGCCAACGAGGCGCAGCTCGAATCATTCCGGGCTGAGTTGCACCGTCTGATGGAAGAAGAGGAACCCGTTCTTACCACGCAAGACATCATCAAAGCTGGCAAAGAACCCACGCTTCACTAAGCAGTAGCTGGTAGATGTACACGTCACCAGCGTCATGAAGTAAACACAAACAATAAGCAATGGGATTCAATCATGACGAACGACGTTCGCTTTATTCATTTGCGTACTCGCACTAACGGTGTAGCTCAACAGAAAGGTGGATACACCATCGCTTGCAAGAAGCGGGACGATGGCAACTGGGCACTGACCATCTGTCAGTGCAACAGCAATCAGACGTATGACGGGAAGCTCGGGGAGAAGGTAGCCGCTGCTCGCATGAAGCGTGGTCAATACTTCGTGCAGAGTGATGCGGACATGCAAGCCACACTCAACACGCTGCACGCCAAGTTGTGCACGGGGACCGTGCCTCGCCTCAATCTGGATGAGGTCACCGAACCTGCCAAGCTTGCAGCCTAGTTCTTAGGAACAAGCATGGAAGATGAGTCGTCGTTGTACGAAGCGTGTGTCGGTTACATCGTAGGCGAGCAGTCAGCTAACAACTCGTGGGCTACGGTGTGCCGACACGTTGACAAACTTGTGCGAGAAGGGCATCCGCGAAATGAAATCGCGGACACGCTCACTGCGGTAGAGCAGCAGGTGTGTGCCGACTTTGGTCGGAAAAAACCACCGGGTGCATGGCGTAGTGCGAAGAGTGTGGCGCTGTCTGCTGTCACCTTGGGTGTACCGCTAGTGGTGAACGGTGAGGTGCAAGGCAAGACTGCGGTGAGCAAGGCGAACAAGGAGCAGAGCGCACTCCTGGTTGGTCCTGCGTCAACGCCCTCTTCTACATCTATACCGTACACGCATGTGTTCGAGTTGGTACACAAAGCAGTCCAACACATTTCACTCTTCTATCCACACACGCTCAACGACATAGAACGGTTGGCGCTAGGCAACATGGTGAAGGCGTTAAACGAGGTGTGTAAAGACAAGGGAATCACGCATGCTTAACACGATGGAGATGGACCGGTACATCCGGGCAACTGCTGCGCGTGGTGATTTGCGTGTGGTGTGGGAGAACACT